CCATGATTGATGTGGATTGGACAGATGTAAACCATGAAGTAACGGCAGCCAACATAACAAGTTCATGGCAACAAAACTTATTGAGTGGGGATGTAATGTACCCAATTATTGATTGGCATGTGGGTTATACCTATTCCCGTGGATTCCAAATTGTCAATAATATAGCCCGTAACGATGTGGGAGGGGTTCAGATTAATGACCTACGCCCATTGGTACGTATTAAAAAAATGGTGGAATTATGTTTTACCAATGTTGGGTACACATTGAGCGGGAGTTTATTAGACCGACCCGAGTTTGACGATTGGTACGTTGCACCGATGGGGGTGAGTGGACCTATACAGAACTACGCCAACGATGATGCTAAGATAGAAGTAAAAAGAACAAGTTATACCATCCCGAGTGGTTCATTGCCTTGGCGTGGCAGTATTAAATTCCCATACAATACCGAGGTGGTGGATGTATTAAACTTGTATAGCACAAGTACCTACATTTATAAAGCCCCATACAATGGTAATTACAAAATCAAACTTACTTGGAATATAACAACAATAAATTCAGGGGGAATTTATAATAACCCATTTAGGTTTGCCCCATCCATCAATAGAAACCCAACGATTGCTGGGGATGCAATTGATACTACTGGTTTACATGAGCGTGAATATGTTATTGGGTTAAACCAAGGCGATGACCTATCCATTATGGTTGGATGGGAATTTGGCGGCACATTGGGGGAATGTAAGTTTGAAATAATTGAAGTACCCTATGGGATAACTAATAGCACATTAAATTTATCCTATGTAATGCCCGATGTTAAGGTGGTAGATTTTATCCGATCGTTCATGGAGATTACCAATTCCGTATTAGTACCCGTAAGTGATACTGAATTTGCATTGCACAACATAGAAGATTGGTATCAAGTTGGTGCGGTTAAGGATTGGACAAAATACATTGATATTCGGGAAATTTCACACGAGAAAATGAACATCCCCAAGTCAATTGAAATGACACATGCCGAAGGGTTGGATTTAGCGAACCAAGAAATTGTGTCCAAGTTTGCACGAAGATTTGGTGAAATTAAATTTAGCCCCAACGTGGATTTTGCCCGTGATGAAATGCGTGTTGAATCCATCTTTAATATTTCCGTACCATCAATTATGCGTGAGATTAATGATGTGGGCAATGTTATCAATTTAACCGATTTACAGATTCCAGTGATGTTGGACAAGGATAATAAACCCGTTCAACACAATTTCATGATGTTCTTTTTTGCGGGGTATGAGGCAATAAATTATCCGTATTATTTCAATGGTACACAATATAGCAATTTGGCGATTGTAAGCCCCTATTCTGCACATCCAGTAACCAAAACTAGTTACTCCCTATCCTTTGGGTTAGAAACGGCATTGGCGGGTAATATGGCGTTAAATACGTTGTTTAAATTGTACTATCAAAACTACCTATCCCGATACTATTCTACCAAGTCAAGATTGGTGCGTATGAATGCGGTGATACCTGTGGGAGAATGGTTGAATCTGCAATTAAACGATACCATCAACGTAAGCGGCAACCGATACAAGATTCAAAAGATTGATTACGATATTTTAAACGAACGTGCGGTAATTGAATTGGTAACGTATCAAGATGTAACCATTATTGAATTGGATTCTGATGGCAACGAGGCAGATTGGACGGATGCAACAAGCGACCCAAGCAACGGGGCAACCTTAATAGGCAATGCAATTGTAGGGCGTAATTTAACCAATTCAAGACCATTCGGGGCAATCAATTATGTGGGTATCCCACAACAAACCACATACAACGACCAAAATGTGGGCGGAATGAAAACCATTACCAACCAATTATTCAATCGGTTTAGGCGTACGGTTATGACTGCCTACAATGATGTACCCGTAGCCACGGCAACCACGGGAGACGATCCCGTTTACATGGGATTTGAGGGGTTTGAATTAATGGGACAAGAACGCATTACGGGTTCGTTGGTAGATTCATGGATGTATGATGAGTATGGTGGGCAATTTAGATTGACGGCATCCGTATCGTATGAGCATACCTCCAATGAACGATTGGCGTTTGCCATTTACGTGGATGGAGCGGAAACCTTGGCAAAAATGATAACTACATCCAAGGGGGAAACCGTAACCATTACCACCCTAATAAATGTAGGTGCAGAGCAAAAAGTACAAGTGGCATTTTATAACGTAGATAACAACAATCATTCACTTGAAATCAATGCGGTGCGTTTAATAATGGAATTACAATAATGATAAATTTAATAATCAAATTAGCAATGTCCCAAGAATGGTATGGGGTATCCGATACCGTGGAAATTGCAAAGGGGAAAAATCAATATGTCCAGAATTGGAAACAAGTAAAACGATTATATAAGAGAGGGTTTAAATCATGGCAGAAGAAATAAAATACTCCATCAATATTGATACGGGTGGAGTTGGTAAGGCAACAAGTGCAGTCAATAATTTTGGCAAGGCAACACGAAATGCGGTTGACCAAACAAGCGACAAATTAGGCGGTTTATCTGAAAAGTTTGAGCAACTTCCTGGACCTATCGGCAATGTAGGTTCATCGTTGGGCAACTTGGGTAAATCCATGACGGCATTGGTGGCAAATCCATTGGGTGCAGTTATTGCCGCATTGGCTGGTATATTTATTACCCTACAAGCCGCATTGAAAAAGTCGGAAGATGGATTGGATGCGGTAGCCAAATTAGGTTCAATCTTTGGGGCGGTTATCAATCCATTGATTCAATCCGTGTCCAAGTTTGCAACGGTATTGGTAAATGGGTTAGCAGCAGGGTTGGAAATGGTGGCGGGATTATTTGGCGATGTTGCAACCGAGGGGGCAAAGTTAGCCGATTTACAAGACCAATTAGAGGACCAAGAAATTGCATTGAATGAGGCACGGGCAAACCAAAACAAACAATTAGCACAAGCCAGAGAATTGCTATCCGATACAAATGCCACATTGCAAGAACGCAGAAAGGCATTAAAACAAGTTAGTGATAGTGAAACCGATTTAGCCACCAAGGAATTAAAGTTTGCAAAGGATAGGTTAGCGGCTGCAAGATTAGACCAAAAATTAAATGGGCAAACCGAGGAAAGCAAAAAGGCAATCAGTGAGGCGGTTATTGCCGTGGCGAATGCAGAAACTGAATTGGCTGCAAAGCGTAGGTTGTTCAATCGTGAGCAAAAGAAATTGGATGAAGAGGAAAAGGCATCGGCAAAAGAAAAGGCAGACAAGGCAAAGGAATATGCCAAAGCCCGAATGGATGCATTGGATAAAATACGTTCATTAGAGCAACAAAATATTTTAGCCTCCATTGCATCGGAAGAGAAACGTGCAATCAAACAAGCGGAATTTGATTTACAAAATGCCAAACGTGAGGTTCAGCGTTCCGAGTTCACGAAAAAGGAAAAGGATAGAATGATTCAGCAATTGGACATTCAACATCAACAGAAATTAACACAGATTGCTATTGATGGAGAAACCAAACGCCAAACTGAATTAAAGGCATTTCAAGAAAAAGCCGCATCCGATGAACAAGCGTTTATTGATTTACAATTCCAAAAGAAACAATTGGAGATTGAACGCACGATTTCGGATGAGAAGAAATTGCAAGAAACTTTATTAAAGTTAGAACAAGAGCGAATACAAAACCAAATCCAAGCGGCAAAAGATGCGGGTAAAGATACAACGGCATTGGAGTTGCAATTATTACAGAATTACAAGGCATATAACAAGTTTAAAAAAGAATCCGATATTGAAACTGCCAAAGCAAAAGTAGCGGCAACAAATTCTGCATTGGATGCCACAAATCAAGCCCTTGGGGGAGTAATTGAATTGGTAGGTGCAGAATCAAAATGGGGTAAAGCATTGGCGGTAACACAAGCCATCATTAATACTTATTTAGGTGCATCCAAGGCAATTGCCGAGGGGGGTGTTGCTGGTCCTATATTAGCCGCTGGGGTTATTGCATCGGGATTGGCACAAGTAAAAGCCATCACGGCACAAAAATTACCCAATCCTCCATCCGAGTTTGGTGGTGGCGGTGGTGGTGATTCGTCTGCATCTGTACCCACACCATCATTTGCCCCAAGTGTTGGAATTGTTGGTGGACAGATAGGCAACAATGCACAATTAGCACAGGCATTTGGTGGGGTTATGCGTAAACCTATTAAAGCCTATGCCGTTGGTCAAGATATGACATCACAACAATCATTGGATAGGCATATTTCACAAAATGCAACATTGGGTAAATAATTCGTTATTAAGATAAATGAAGATAGTTGAATTAATATTGGACGAACAACAATTGGCTATGGGCATTGAGGCAATTAGCATTGTTGAATCACCCGCCATTGAATCCAATTTTATTGCCTTAAACAAACAACACAAGTTGGAGTTTAAAACAATGGATTCCGAAAAGCGTGTGTTGTTAGGTCCTGCATTAATTCCCAACAAGCCAATTTATCGCCATCAAGAATTAAATGGCAAAGAGGAGGAGTTCTACGTTTATTTTTCTAAATCAACCATTGAAAAGGCATCTCAATTGTACATGATGCGTGGCAACCAAGCCAAAACAACCATCGAACACCAATTTGGCGTGGATGGGGCAATCGTGGTTGAAACATGGTTGAAAGTGGATGAAGTGAACGATAAATCCGTAGCGTATGGGTTCAACGATCCCGTAGGTACATGGTACGTTGCAATGAAGATTGTGAACGATGAGATTTGGAATGACTTTGTGAAAACTGGGAAAGTTAAAGGGTTTAGCATTGAGGGATTCTTTGCCGATAAATCCATGCCCACCGAGATGAGCAAAGTAGAAACCGAACAAGATAAATTGGACAAAATAGTAAACATTTTAAAAGAATATATAAATGGAAAATAACAAAACATCATTCCATAAGTTTATGGATGCCACCCAAGGGGTAAAGGTTGAATTCGGAAAAGTTCAAGATATTGAACAACTTTATCAAAAAGGTAAAGCATTAATTGATGAAGCCAATGCAGACAAGCAAAGATTAAGAAGTAAATATTCAAATGCGTTAGTAATTTTAGAATTGAATATTGATGGTCAAATTCAAAACGCTTTAAAGGCGGCAAAAGAATTAGGGGCTGAGGATATAATTCAACAATTGAATGATATAAATGCAAAGGCTAAAAAATTAGCAAGTGAGAATCAAGGCATTTATAAAGCATTGCAATAAACTAAAAATACAACACAAAACAAATTAATCGTATAACTAATATGAGCAACGCAAAAGATACCTTGAATCGTGTACTTGATGTACTTGGTTTGGGTAAAGCCGATGCCACTATTGAAGTGGAAATGGCTCAAAAGAAAACAATGGATGGGGAAGTAATATTGGATAGTGAAAACTTTGCAATCGGAGAGCCTGTATTCATTGTAACCGAAGAGGGAAACATTCCCGTACCTATGGGCGAGTACGTTCTTGAAGATGGTTCAAAGATTGAAACCGATGAAAAAGGTGTAATCGTTGAAGTATCTGTTGAGGGCGAAGAAAAAGCCGAAGAGGTAGTTGAGGAAGTTGAAGCCAAAGACATGATTGAAAAGGAAGAAACAGGAATGATGGGTAAAGATTCAATGCCTAAAAAGGTTGTTAAATCTAAAACCGAAATGGAGGAATCTTATTTCTCTAAAATCGAAGCCCGTTTATCTGCAATTGAATTATCAAACGAATCGTTGAAAGCCGAAAACATCAAGTTGTCTGCTGAGAATGAAGAGTTAAAAAAGCAATTAGCGGAAACACCTGCACCCCATGCATCGTTCAGTCCTGAAGCCGAAACCAAAACAGAATTAAAATTCAAGATTGGTGCAAAGCGTGAAGTGTCTATCAAGGATAGAGTATTTGATTCATTATTTTAAAACATTAAAAACACACTAAATAAAAATGAGAAATAAATTTGCATTTAGCGGCCCAACTATTAACCCGAACACCTATGCAGGTTTGTTCGCAAATAAGTACATTGCGGCTGCCCTTTTGTCGGGTGATACCCTTGCAAAAGAATTAATCACCGTACACCCTAATGTGGCTTACAAAGAGGTTATCCGTAACTATCAAAATAGCATCGTAATCGC